TCCTCAAAATTCGCCTTGATTTGGACGTTGAGGATCGTCGATGTGACCATGCTGCTCGTCCAGCTTTTCGGCGTTGCCCAGGCCACTACTCTCTCCGCTGGGGCAGACCGAGCCGAACGCACGGACACGTCCGGCACGAAAACAACTTTTGGCCTTTCGTCAGCGTCCGAATGTGCTCAAATCTGGTGCAAACGTGCTCAGTCATATCGTCTCCCCTGAATCAGAATGCCGGAACCGTGGACGTGCCGAGGACGCCGACGCCCAGAACCCAGAACTGCGAATACCCGCCGTCAGCCGGTGATAGCTGCCAAATCGTGACATGCTCCGTGCCGCCCGCCGAGACCTGATGCTGCTCAGATTCGATAAAAAAATCCCCGTCGATGCCGAGCTGGGTATCGTTCTCGGCGACCACTGTGATCCGGTCGGACAGGTCGCGGGACAATGCCTGCCCGAGATTGCCCTGGGCCGAGGCCGGAATCGTCATCGTCAGGATATTCGTCGGCGATCCGTAGATCGCCGCCTGGTACTCGCACCAGTCTTGAGCCTCGGAGGTCGTCGGGATGAACTTGGTCTTCGCCACATATTTCCGTTCGCCATAAATACCCTGCGATGTGTCATTGATAGCCCTGACGATACAGGGGTTCTTGACCGATACTGCCGTACCTCGCGCCTGGAGTTTGGTCACGAAGCCGTCCGAGCCGGTCGCGGAGTTGGTCAGCGTGATCGCCATACGCTCTGCCGTCCTGTCAGCGGATATTGTGACCTCGTCTGTAAGGTCGTCGCCAGACCCGCCAGAGGCGTAACTCGTCCAGACCTTGAGATCAGTATTTGCGACTGGCACCGTCCACTCGTCGACCTCCATCGCGCTGTTCGCGGCGTCCGGGTTCGGATACTCGGCCTCAAATGTCTTCGATTCGCCAGGGGCCAGGGTGGGCGATGCCGCACCGGTTTCAGGATGCGTCCAGAGTACCGCGATCGATGCCGTGTTGAATTTCCGGGCCGTCGCCTCGACATGGTTGACGATCGTCCCCAGTGGATCGTCCTGGTCGATCTGGACGAACGTATGGGTCGATCCACCGGCATCGCTAAACGTCGCCTGGGAGGTCGTCGAGGCGGTCTGGGTTATCCGATGATGCCGGTTCTCAAATGCTATCTGCCCGCTCTTGCTCTCCTTGAGGAAGCCGGCCTCGGCTTCCTCGACCAGCCGGAGCGCGTCGATGGTCTTCTTACCGCTGATCCAGAACCGGGAGATGGTGGTCTTGCCGGTGTCGAGGTCGCGGTCGCCGGCTGAAGTCCAGCCCACGTCGTCGAGGATGTCCCCGACGGCCTGATCCGTCCGGCGTCCGGTCTGCGAGGCCAATTGGGTCTCAAACTGGTTGAGGTAACCCAACGTCCCGAACGCGGTCAGGGACGCCGTCTTCACGCCCTTCGACGCCGGGGCCGGGAGTATCCGGTCGAGCTTACCCTGCCACCGGACACCGTCATTGAACGCAATCGGGAACGTGTACGGGAACGAACCCGTCCCGGCCTGGAGCCGGATCGTCCGGCCTGGGAGGATATTGCCCGTCAGGGCCGACGATGTATTCGACGGGCTGTACTTGCCGTCGGTGTTGATCAGCGTCGCGGTTAGTTTGCCGGCGACCGACCGACCCTGGAGGGCTGAGGCATAATCCCGCCCGCGGCTCCACGTCACCGATAAAGTATCGCTGCTGATGTCATCGTCGGAATCAGTGAAGTCCCCGTCATTATTCCAATCGACGAGCAGGGTATAGCTTGCCGCCATTACGCCGTCTCAACAACTGCCTCGGTCTCGGCAACGATGCCGTTGGTCGAGGACTTGAGCGCGTCGAGTTCGGCCTGCAACTCCCCACGAATTCGCTCGGCGATTATTCGCCTCAATTGCTCGGCGGCGAGCACGTTCTGGGCGAGTAGAAGCTGGAGGTCTGCGTCGGTGATGCCATCGTTCATTCCGCCACACTCCCATCCCACGCCGTGCAGATCGCACAGTCAGAAGCGTGCTGAAGCGTAGACGGGACTGTTGCCACCGTCGCCAGCAGTGCCGTCCTGGCGACAGAGGTCATCTCGCTGCTGAAGCTCTGGTAGCGACTCACGTTGTTGATGGCCGTATTGATCGCGGCCCGGATATTGTTCAGATGTACGAGTGTCGCCTGATTCGTCGCCATTCTCAACCTCCTATTGGCCCTACAGTGGGCTTGCCGCCTGAAATCCCAGTAAATTGACATCATACGTGTCGCTTGCCATCGCCAGCATCAAATTTCCCCCAGACGTTGTATATGTTCTAGCCGCTGGTGACCCCAACTGGTCAAACGAATGGAGGACAGAGGGGGCAGCGCTGCCAGAATTTGTCAGAACAAGGTCACAGAATTTTATGGCAGCATCGTTGTCTTTCGCCCCCGTCACGATTACCAGCCCTGCTGTGTTGCCACTGCCACTTATAAGCGTAGCACTGGTCGAAACGCCCTGCGTGTTGTTGGGATAGATGTGTTGTTCAGACTTCGCCGCACCGCCCTCGGTGAGCTTGAGGGAACCCTCATGCGTTAGATTAGTGGCTGTCCAGTCGTTGCCGCTGGCCCCGACATTGGTGATACTGCCCTGGCTGTCGAGGTCGATCGAGCCAGCGGACACCTGCAGCGTGGAGCCGTCGAATGTCAAGTTAGCCTCGGCAGTAATAGCAGATGCGCCATTGCCCGTCAGGACAGCGTCAGCGGTCAGCGTCGAGACTCCAGTTCCACCGTAGGCCACTCCGACATCAGTCCCCTGCCAGACGCCCGTGGCGATAGTGCCAACGGCGGTTATGCCAGTCGACGTTGACCATGCCGGAATGCCGCTCGACAGAATCAAAACATGGGTATCGGTTCCCTTCGCCAGCCTCCGAAGCTGGCTAGAGGACGAGGCGTAGATAATATCGCCTTCGGCTTGAGACTCGATAACGTGCGTCCCTATGCCCTCCCATTCGGCCTGGGTTAGTTCAGTGCCAACTGAGCCGTGTTTGAGTTCGTTTGCCATCTGTTACCTCTACGCCGTCGCTAGTATGCCGCCGAACCCGCCCCGGCGAACGCCGTCCTGTATCGCCTCGGAGACCCGCCGCTCGAAATCGTCGAACCCATACGTGGGGCCGAGAATATTGATCGTGATCCCGCCCGCTCCTCCGCGCCCCAGAGGGATGACCGCCTCCGGGCCGCGCTCTCCGAGCATCGCCAGGGTCGGGCTTGTTACAATACCGCCCGCCGCCATCTTCGGGATGTGCGGAATGTTGAACGGCGCAAACGTGAACCCTGGGATGACCGTGACACCTTTGACCTTCTTGGCTTCCCATCCAATTTCCAAGGCGTTGAATACGTCTATTAACTTATTGACCCCCCCAACGATGAAATTCACCGGCCCCTTCACGAAGCCTTTGATGGCGTCCCAGACGCTCGACCACTTCTCGCGGAAAGAATCCAAAGCCTTGTGAATCGCTCCGCCGGGACGCAACCACCCGAAGTTGTCTTCCCAAATTCTAACCACAAAGCCGGCGATTGCGCTGAATTTATCCTTGATGCTACCCCACACATCACTCCATGCCTTCATAATTTTATCCAGGGCGGTATGCAAAACACCACCCGGTAACGCCCACCCAAATTTGTCTACGAATACCTCGCTGATCTTCTCCCAGGCGACAATCGCCAGGATGCGGATAGCCGCCCAGATGTCCTCCCAGTGTTTCTTGATGAACAGGATCGCCTTTATCAACGCGCCGCCGGGGAGGAGCCAGGCGAACTTGCTATTGAACACTGTCTCGATCAAACCCATGACCGTCTTGAATGCTGTCTCGACCCCGTCCCATATTCCCTTCCATTCGTCCCGCAACCACTCGATGCCTGCCCTGAACTTGTCCCAGACAAGTTGGAACGCCGCTTGAACTTTGCTCCAGTTCTTAATCGCGAGGACAATTCCAGCGATTGCCAGGGCCACGCCGAGGATGATGAGGCCTGCTGGCCCCATAGCGATGTTCAACGCGGCCATTGCCGCAGTCTGGAGCCACGTTGCCGCCGTGGTGATAATCTGAGACGCCCCAAGAGCGGACATTCCCGTCGCAATTGCCGGAATCATAATCACCATTGGCCCCAGACCTGTGGCAAGTTCTCCGATGGGAGACAACATCGCTTTCGTTCGATTTTTCATAATATCGAACTTGTCACTCATCGTTAAGGTGGCTGCGCCGAGTTCTGCGACCTTGCCCTCGGAGCCTTCCATCGCCGCCATCAAATCGTCGAGGGAGAACGCGCCTTTGTCGATGGCATCTTTAAATCGTATGCCTGCGCCTGCGCCGAATAGGTCAGTCGCTAGCCCCAATGCCTCGGTGTCTGACGAGGCGTTTTGGATGTTCGCTATGGCATCCTGTAAGCCCACCGACATATCGGTGACGCCCTCGGACGCTAGCTTCTTAATTGCAGTGTTTAGTCCTGGCATCATTTTGCCAGCATCGAGACCCGCCGCTTCCATGTTACCGATAAGTGCGGTTGACTCGTCCAGGCTCAGACCCATCGTCGCCAACTGTGGCCCAAACTTGACGACAGTATCTGCCAACGAGGACATGGGAACACCAACGGCCTGGGATACCTCCGTCAATTTGTCCAACTGGGAGCGGGTTTCCTCTGCGGGAACCCCGAACGCAATCATCGAGTCAGCGACCGATTTAATCATCGGCCCAGCTTCCTCACCCATCGCCCTGGATACGTCCAAGAACGCTTTGGTCACATCCTCCAGGGCATCACCCTCCAGCCCCATCTCGGTGTTAACGTCGGCGATTGCCGCGCTGACAGTTGCGGCGTCCTGTGGCACAGAGGCCCAAACGTCTTTGAACGATTGGGTTAGACCTTCCAACTGTTCACCAGTTGCGCCAGTCCCAGCCGCGATTGTGTTCGTTGCCTCCTGGTACTCCTGGCCCAACTTTGCCGCCGCTCCAGCCGCCAGGGTTAGCCCGCCAGAGGCCATAGCGACGCCCTTCATCGCGGTCTTGAACTTCCCGCCCATCCCCTTGACGTTCTTCTCGGCCTTCTTCGTGTCGGCGTCGACCGTTATGGTGACGGTATTAGCCACTCGACTTGTCCTCCACCGTGCCCTCGCTCACGATTGCCAACATCCGCAATATCCCGACATCCTCATCTAATAACTGAGACGGCAGGCAACTATACCGCTGACAGATGCCGTCCACTATCTCGGCCACTTCTAATTCGGTCGGCTTGACGATCGGCCTGCCGTCCTGGTACGTGCCGCCCCGTACAGCCGTCCATCGGGCTATGCCGAGGCTAAGACTTCCCCCGCCGTGGTCGCGGCCTCGCTCCAGGCTCCGAGGATCGCGGTGCCGAGCGCAGGCGGCAGGGATAAGAACCCTGCTGCGTCTGCCGACAGCACCGTGCCGTCCTCGTCCTGGAGATTCCACGCGTCCAGAATCTGGTCGCCGAACATCGTGAACGCGGCCCGAAGATCTTC